ATTGAGGTACATAGGCAACTGTTAGCGCGTACTGAACGTCCATTGACTGCGCCTGACTTCACTAGAGAAGTAGCAGCAATTGCAGCAAAAGTGAAGGTAGATGCAATTGTATATAGTGCGTCATCTGCGCTCGCGCCTGCATTTGAAAGACATGCTACAGAAACAGGGTTGCCATATCAGGCAATCACAGCATCTAGAAATGTCATGGCATGTGCAGACTTTGCAGAAGCAGTTACCGCTAAACGCATCGCACACGATGACCCATTTTTGGACTCGCAAGTTGCTAGTGCACAAAGGCGATTTATTGGGACAGAAGGTGCTTGGCGATGGACAATTAGCGGAACACCTATTACCGGTGTGGTTGGAGCGACACTATCCGTAGCCATTGCTGCTAAGTCAGTTACCCCTGTGCAGGTATTCTTGTAAGTTGCTTACATTCTCACTTTCATTTATACTTACAGAGTGAGTAAGAAGCATCGCAACACTTCACTTACAAAGGTTCAAGAACGCAAAACAGTTGTGCCTACTGCTACGACCACAGCAGTAGGCACTATGATTTCATCCCTTGCAATTCCTTCTGCTGCATATCCACTAACGGTAATTGAAGCAGCAGGGGTTTCGGCAGTAAGGCGTTGCGTTACGCTAATCGCTAATGCAATTGCTGGTCAACGCTGGACAGAATGGGAAGGCGAGCCAGCACAAAGGCTTGAAGTAGTTTCACGTATTGTGAAGCGTCCAGCAGCAGCAATGACTAGACGTGAATGGGTATGGCGCGTTGTTGCATCTATGGCGTTGAATGATGTTTCACATATCTACATGGTTGGCGGTGTAGATGATGAAGGCGTGCCGGGTAGTCTAATTCCGCTGCCAAAGGATGCAATTTCGCCTGCTGGTCTAGTTGATCCTTGGGGTATCTTTCCGCCCACGCAATACACAATTAGTGGCGTTGCTGGCACTGTAAGTAGTGAAGCAATTATTTCTGTTCGTTCTGCATTCTGGCCCGGTGTTCCGTCCCATTTGCAAGGCATCTTGCAGATGGCGCGTAATTCGCTTATGTCTGCATGGGCGAGTGATGCGTACGTGTCAAGATATTGGCAAGCAGGCGGAACACCGGTTACACAGATTACGACGGATCAGGAATTGGACAATACGCAGGCGGATATTATCGCGGGTAGATGGCGCGATAGACGCTCGCAGGGTCCCGATTATCCTGCTGTGCTAGGCAAAGGTGCGAAGGCGGAACCTTGGGGCGCAGATGTTTCACAAGCACTTGCAATTGAAGCGCGACGCGATATCGCCGCAGAAGTTGCAAACCTGTTTGGTATCCCTTCGCATTATATCAATGTAAATCCGCCGGGTTCATCCATGACATATAGCAATGTGCAGGATGAAGCACTTTCACTTGATAGATTTACTTTGTCGGGTTTTTATGATCCTATCCAAGATGTAATTAGTGACCTTCTGCCAGAAGAACGGTTCATGCTAATTGACATGACCCGCCTTACGCGTGCTGCGCAAGAGTCGCGTTTCCGCGCTTGGGCGATTGCAACAGGTAACAAGCCTTGGATGACTGCAAGTGAAGTGCGCGTTGAAGAAGGTTTGGCACCTAACGAAGTTATTGATACGTTGCAGGATGCACAGGTGGCAGGCGCGGAGTCTGCTACAAATAACTTTGGTGCTACACCTGCTGTGCCTGAACCTGAACCTGTAGAAGTGTAAGGTACTTACATGAAAACCCAAACTACTTCACTGGGTCGAATTGAAGTACGTGACATTGAAGGTTCACCCGGTAAGTTTGAAGGAATGGCGCTACCCTATGGCGTCACAATTGAAGTTTCATATGGCAAAGAGCGTTTTATTCAAGGCGCATTTTCTGATGCTGTAGCGTCAATCAATAGTGGTGAGAGGGTCGCCTATCTAAATAAGCATGGCATTGATGGCGGTGTGCCTGTTGGCGTTATCAGTGGTGCGCAGGAACGTTCAGACGGACTATGGTTTTCCGGTGAGTACCTAGACGTTCCTGAAACACCGCATGCACGTTCGCAAGTGCAAGCGGGTATCAATGGCGTTAGCGTTGAATTTGTACCGGGTAAATTCAGACGCAAAGCAGACGTTGTTGAACATTACGCAGGCGTTAGGCTTGCTGCAATTGCTGGCAGTTATGCGCCTGCCTACAGGCAAGCGCGGGTTGCGCTTAGAAGTGTGGCTTATACAAAGGGAGTGAAGATGCCTAGCCTTACTGTTGCTGCGCTTACTGAGCGACGCGACGCGATTGCTTCTCAGATTGCAGCAGTGCGTGCCATTGCTGAGACTGAGGATAGAGCGCTAGAAGATGCTGAAACGCGCGACATTGAAAATCTGAGCGCACGTCTTACCAACGTGGATGCACTGCTTACAGATGCGCGCGCAGACGAGCAGCGTAGAGACGCAGAAAGGCGCGCCTTGCCCGCGCGAGCCATTAGTGGCGGTAATGCCTCACCCGCAGTTGTGACGCGCGCTGAGAGCGTTTACGGACCGTCTACGGGTCAGTCTTACTTTGCTGATTTGATGGTGGCTACGCGCGACAGTGGCGCGGCAGAGAGACTGCACCGGCACAAGTCGCTTGTGCTTGATCTGGCTGACCAGATGGAGCGTGCAGTAGACTCGTCTAGCATTGCTGGTGCGTATCCCACTAATTACTACCCTGATTTGTATATCCCTGATATTGCGTATACGGGTCCCCTTTCTGCGTTCTTTGCAACTACACCTATTGCTGCACCTAACCCCATTATCGTTCCTGCATTTGCAACAGTGACGGGCGATACTGCGGTGCAGTCTGCTGAGAATGCAGCAGTTGCAGATGTTAGTCTTACAACTGCACCTAAGACTCTTACACCTAAGACTATTGGTGGTGAAACCATTGTTTCACGCCAAGCAGTTGACGGTGCCTCGCCCGGTACAGATGTTATTATCGGTAATGAATTGCGCGAATTGCTGATGCGCGATACCGAACGTGAAATTGCGCTAGTGCTTGAAGCGCTTACAACGTCAGGTGCAATTGCTGACACTGCTGGTACGGGTGGCGCACAAAGCGGGCGAGACTTGTATAAGGGCATCGCAAAGGCTTTGGGTGAATTCTATTCTGGTGCTGCTGCGGGTGGTGCTGGTGCGCGTATGCTGCCCGCAGAAGGCGTTTTTGTGAATAGCACTGACTGGGGAAACCTAGTTGCTGGTGAGGATACTGCGGGTCGCCCGCTGATGGCATATATCAATCCGCAGAATGCGCTTGGGCAGCAGACAGCAGCGGGTTTCCAGCGTGGTCAGATTGGCGGAATTCCTGTTGAACCTGCGTGGGCCATTCTGCTTGCAACCAATGAAGTGATTGCACGCAAGAATGATGCGCGACAGTGGAAGTCTGCTGTGCTTGACGTGCGTCTGATGGAGCGTGCTGGTCCGCAGTCTGTTGTGTTTGCTATCTGGCAGTATTTCGGGTTTGCAGTGCTCCAGCCTAAGGGAGTCCGTCGGTACACTTACACTAACGTCTAGGTTTTGTAAGTAATTTACAAAGGGGAAGAAATGCCTACAAAGAAGGATGACATTCCCGATCCTGAGGATACCGGTACTACCGATATTCCTGATGAGGATGCAGGAATTGAGGCACCTACATCTAACGATGTTGGCGATCAGACTCTAACGCAGGCTGATACTGCGACTGAGGATACAGACGAAACATAATGCTTGGAGTAACGGGTGCCCAAATTCTATCTTTTGTTGGTAATAAGACGCCAGCAGCAGAAGATACTGAATGGGCAAATGCAATTGCAAGTGCGCTTACATCAGGTTTGTATGTGAGGCTGAATGGCGCAATAATTGCAGACCCGTCTGCGGCAGAAGATGAATTGAATGTTGCTTTGCTTCTGGCTGGCGCAGAAGGTTACAAAAGACGTGAAGCAACATTTGGTTTGACTGGGTATGCAGACTTGGAAGGTGGCGCAATTCGCGTTGCTAGAGACTATCTAGAAGGCGTAAAGCCTCTTATTGATAGGTACTCTGCGGGACCCGGCATAGGATGAGCCTACAGACAAGTAGGCAACTACTGCTGACTACACTTGAAACTGCGGGTATAAATACGTTCTATGGCATGGGTAGATTTACTGCACCATGTGCACGCATTTATCCCGCAGAGCCTTGGGTAGATTTGTCGGGTTTGGCAAATGGCAGGCGTACTCAAAGATGGGAAATTTGGGCAGTTGCAGGTAAGTCTGATGCAATTGCTAATTTCGATGAATTGGAAGCATTAGTTAGATCAATTGATGTTGCTGTAAGTGCCTTACAGGGATGGTCATATCCTGCATGGCGCAGACCAGCAATTGCAGAAATGGGCGGAACGCGTTACTTTTCATGTCGTGGCGTAGTTGAAACCACAGCAGAGGTTTGACAGTGGCAACCATTCTGTTTATGAAAACTGCGCTATTTACCTTGAAGGTTGGCGCAGGGTCAGAGGCGCCATTTCAAGGCGACGCGGCAGACGTGCATGTAGAAGTTAGCGCGGGTGATGTTGTCGAATATCCTACATTGGATGGCAACGTTGCTTCTAATACTGAACCTGAAAGTTATGCGCTTGTGATGCGTGCGGGTCAGGATTATAGCGCAAGTGGTCTGGCGCGTTTCTTGTGGGATAATGCGGGACAAACCGCAGATATTGAATTGAATGCACATGGTCAAACTGCGTTGCCAACTGCTGCAACCCCTGCTGTAACTGGACAAGTCAAACTTGTTCCTGTTGCATATGGTGGCGAGGTTGGTACCTTTGCTGAATTTGAAGTTACGCTACCCTTCCTTGCAAAGCCTGTTCTTGCAATTGCGTAATGGTTGCACAAATGAAAATAGAAGGCGTGCCAGAGGTAACGCGCGCTTTCAGTAAAGTTGAAGATGAAGTACGGGATATGTCAGAAGCGCATAGGGCAGAAGCAGAAATGCTTTTGCCTGATGTGCTATCAAAGACGCGTAAGAAGTCTGGTGAATTAGCGTCAGGCTGGCAGACGGATGGTATCGCCACAGAGGCTAAATTTTCTAATGATGTTGTGTATGCAGGCGTCCAAGAATACGGATGGTCAGATCACAATATCGACCCAACTAATGCAATAAGTCAAGCCTTTGCGTCAAACACAGAGCGTACAGAGAAGGTGTATAGTGACGCAATCGAACGGATTGGAAAAGCAGCAGGGTTCGACACAAAGTAAAATTGATCTGTCCCAAATTGCAGCAGACCACCCTGTAAATGAAAAGGTGGCAGTGCTGGATTTGAACACTTTTGATGCAACACAATTGACGTTGCTTGAAGTGTTGGACATGGCAGATATTACAGGCGTTGAACCTGAATTGCTTGGCACGCTTTTGTCTGCGAAGGGTCAGACTAAAAAGCGTATGACCATGCTGTATGCAATGGCTTGGTGCATTGCAAGGCGTGCTGATCCTACGTTGAAGTTTCCGGAAGTATGTAGTTGGAAACTTGAAATTGTTGGTGAAGTATCTTCACAAGATATTGCAGAGCGCACAGAGCGTAGCAACAAACGTGCAGCAAAGATTGTTGGCGCAGCAAGTGTAAGTGGTTTACCACCCAGTGAAGCAGCACAATTGACTGTTGCTGAATTGGGCGCATACGCAGATAGGCGAGCGAGGCAGAACAGAGCGGCGAGGCGTTCGCATGCTAGGTAAAGGCGTCGCGCTAGTTGTTTCAATCCTTGGCGATACTAAAGGATTGGAAAAAAGCCTTGGGTCTGCGGGTGGAGAAGTAAAAGACTTTGGTAGTAGTGCGCTTGGCACTGCTGCCAAAGTTTCAGTTGTAGCAGGCGCAGCACTGGCAGCAGGCGCAGCAATTTACGGTATGGCAAAGGCTGCCGCGTCTGATCGTGCAGAGCAGCAGAAACTTGAAGCAGCAATTACAGCAGCAGGCGCAGCAACAGCAGAAAGCACTGCGCAAGTTGAAGCAGCAATTGCAGCGGGTCAAGAACGCGCCTTTAGCGATAGTGAAACTAGAGAAGGTTTGCAGTCTCTAGTTACTGCAACAGGGGACGTTACAACTGCAACTGCTTTGTTGCAGCAAGCGCAGGACCTTGCACGATTTGCAGGCGTTGACCTTGCAAGTGCAAGTGATGCAGTTGCAAAGGCGCATGCGGGTCAAGATGGCGCATTGCGTAAACTTGTGCCGGGTCTGGAGAAAGGTGCAACTGCAAGTGATACGCTTGCAGCAGCATCTAAAATGGCTGCGGGTCAGGCAGACTTGTATGCAAAATCTGCCGAAGGAATGGAAGCAAAGGCAGGCGATGCTTTCGGAGAATTGACAGAAACTATTGGCGAAGTGTTCTTGCCTGTGTTAGATGCTGTGCTTCCAATTGTGATCCAAATGATAAAACTGTTTGGGCAATTGGTGAAAGCAGTTTTGCCTTTGCTTATCCCAATTCTAAATGCGGTAGGTAAGGCACTTACAATTGTTGCCAACATTCTTTCAACTGTTGTTGGTTGGCTTATCAAGTTTATTGAATGGGTAACTAAGGCAATTGGGCAGATTGGCGATTTCCTTAGTAGCGTCAATCCACTAAAGGATTTCAAGTTGCCATTTGGTATTGGCGGACCATCTGGGCAAAGTCAAAGTGTCTCAGCAAATACGCGCGCAGTGGGTGGAAGTAGTAGCAATGCTGGTGGCGTTCAAATCAATATCTATGGGGACCCGTCAGTAATTGAAGCAAAAGTCACAAAAGCACTGCGCGATTATGCAAGACGAAATGGTAAGGGTAGTCTAACTGCATTGGGTAGTTTCTAGTGCTTCCGCCTTTGCCTGCAATTGGCTCTGCGAAAATTGACATTTGGGGACCTTCGCCCGGTAGCGCTAAATGGGATGAAGCGGTATGGGATGGCGGGCGATGGTCCTTTTATGATTGGCGGGATGTTACACCTGAAAGCGTAGCGGTTCGCGCTACTTGGGGCGCGGATGATGCAGTCGGAGTATTGACAATTCCTGCTGCGGGATCATGGGTAATCAATACTTATGATCCAACCAGATTGCTTGATCCGTCAAACGGTACCAGTGAATTTTCAACATCAATTCGACCCGGTAAACCAATTCGCATTTCCTATATTCACTCTACGCTTGGTAGGCAAATTGTGCGCCAAGGGTTGATTGATGAAGTTGACTTTGACCTAACAACGTTGCGCGGAACGTTGCGCGGAACGGATATGGTGCAACTACTGGTTGCAGCAACGTTGGCAGCGGGTCAAACTGGCGTGCCAAATACGTTGCGCGCACGCGCAGTGCATCTAATCAATGTGGCTGGATTGGCTACGCTGGTACCAGTTGAAGCAACGCCAGCAGAAGAAACAGACCCACCTGTAGGACCCGTTAGCGCAAGTGAGGCGTCTACGTGGCAGCATATACTTACTGCCGCTCTGGATGCCTTGTATGCTGTCTGGATGGATCGTACCGGTACACTGCGTTTTAGGTCATTTGGAAACCCAAGGGATACAGGATTTCAGGTTGGCGGTGCAGACGGTATCCCCATTAGCACAATGAAAACGCAGGGTTCACTGCAAGGTGTGTATACCCGCGTTACTGCATTTGATGATGGTGCACCCACAGTTGCAGTTACAGCATTGGATGCAGCAAAGGCTGCATTGTATGGTGACATTCCGCTAAAGCGCGACTCGCCCGTGCCAGATGCAGCAGTATGGGTTGCATCTGTTCTTGCTGATCGTTCGGGGTCATCACTGCAATATATACCCGGTACGCTTTATCCTCAGACCGAGGATGCGCTAGAAAGCATCCTTGATTTGGGCATGATTGATATTGCACATTTGATTGTTGAAAGCGCAACGCCAACAATTGATGTTTCTGCAAGGGTACTTGGTGGTGCAATTATTGGTGATACCGGTACAGGCTGGACAGCAGAATTGTCTACGTATGTGCCTGCTACCGAATGGGAAGAAGCAGAGCAACCCGAACCGCCAATACCGCCAATTCCCCCTGACACAATTAGTGGAGTGGTACGCACATATGCTTGCACTAAGGATGCAAGGTTGGTGCATTCATCTTCACTAGATGCAGGCAATGGACAAGATGTAAACTTGCCATTTGGTTATATCTCGCCATATCGAAATAGAGTAGTTTTGGGTTTTGCTTCTATTCCTTGGGGTGATGTTGTCTCCGTTGATAAGGCGGAATTGATCTGCACTAGTGGTGCAAACACTTGTGGTGCATTTGGCAGTGCGCCTAAGATTACTATTTCGCGTTTGACTGGTAGTTTTAGTGAAGGAAGTTATGATGTAAATTGTGGGTTTTCATCAGGTAATGCTGTGAAATATCCCGGTCCCGCTATTACTTCATCTGGTGCAGTATCTTATGCAATGCCTACAAATTCAGGTGTTGATAAGGCATTGCCAATTACTGCAATTGTGCAAGCATGGAAAAGTGGTCAATCGCAGTATGGTCTAATGATAAAGTCAGCGGGTGAAGATGCTTCCAAATACACAGGTAGTATTTACTCGCGCCATCATGGTACTGTTGCTAATCGTCCATCACTGAGACTTACGCTAACGGTAAAGGCACCATGACACTTGACGTTATCAAGCGATTGCTTGCAGTAGCGGCACTTGTGCTTGCAGTTGCTTCTTTTGTTACCTTGGGTCCAACGTTGCTTGCATTGGCGATCATCTGTCTTGCATTGGCGATGGTTTTGTAAGTGACTGACATTAGAGACATGCCAAGAGAATTAGCAATTGCTATTGGGTTGCGTAAAATTGCGCCACTGCCAGATAATATTCCGTTCCGTACAGTTGAAGTTGCACCAATAGATACGGGTGGTGCATTTCGTCCAGATTGGCGCATGCAGGACCCTTCACGCGATCCTAGCGAACCATCAGGTAATGAGGGTTCAAATACAGGAAATGACCACGGATGGTCAAATTGCACAATGGTAAGTGCTGCGCTTGTTTATGCGTATCATGTGCAGGATAAGACGGGTCCCCAAGGTGGCAATATGCGCCACAATCAAGGGGACCTTTCGGGTGGCACTGACTTATATGATGCAGAAACCGCGTGGCGAAATTATGGAAATCAGGACCTTGCAATAAAGACTGGGCAGGGTTGGGGTGAAGTCAAAAAGTGCCACAATGACGGGCGAGCAATTATCATTCAGGGTACAGGAAATGTACCGGGTACAGAGTCATATGACGGTGCGCATGCGTGCGCAATTGGACCCGAAACTAACGCAGATGGTAAATGGTTGTTTGGTGATCCCTTAGCGACAGGCTGGCAATGGATTGCGCCAAGTGCCATTCAAGAATGGGCACAACGCTTTCATAGCAGTATTGCGTTTGCTGTCTCCAAGGCACCGCCTAAGCCTGTTGTGCCACCCGAACCAGTACCGCCGGAGATTGTAGAAGTGCCAATTGATATCAAGCCAATTGAAGCGGCAGCGGTAAATGCGTATCAAAGTGAATTGCTGCGCGAAATGTATTACTGGTTTCAGCATCCAGAGCAGGCACCGCCATTTCCCGTAGGGGATACGTTGGCAGCAGTGGGCCATTTGAATGAAGGTTGGGACGTTGGTAAATGGAGTCAGACCACATGGCATCTTGCAAGTGATGCTGCACGATGGGATGAGGCTACGTGGTCAACTGGTAGTGTGTGGGCATAATTTGACGTTTATGCACTGATGGGTGTATAATCATACAAGCCTGCGTAGTGTCGCTCTGGCACAGTCTCCGCTACGCAGGTAATTCACTTACATTTAGAGACATGCCAGTGTAGGGACAATGTGCCGCTAAATACGCAACGCTTAGAGACTGTGCGAGAAATCAATTATTATCGTTCTTTGGGTCATGCTATTTCTGATGATGGAATGCATGACCTTTTAGATTGTGATTTTTGTCAATTCCCAATTTCAACCAAACCATCGTCGGGATATTTGGGTGTAGGTATGGGAAATTCCGAGCAGCAAAAGCAATGGCTATTGAGTCTGTATTTAGATCGTGGTAAATGTCGCGCTTGCTATGTATTCAGGCGTGAAGCAGTATGTAGGCATGGTCCTAAGTGAAGGCGCGCGTAATTGAGTCATACAGGAATGAAGAAGATGCACCGCGTTCAATGGGTGGCGGACCCGTTGGCGCATTACGAGCCTACCAAGCGTTTCATCCTGACGCAGCAATTTACATTGTTACGTATCGCGGGCGCACTGTATGGATGACAAGCAAGCAGCAGCACATTTGGCATGAAGTGCAGAAGTATTGGCGCAGAGGAAAGCGCGATACGCTGGCACGTATCGCAACCATTGTGGGATGCTCGCGCGCGACAGTCTCACGGTTCCTGCGTAGACTCGATTTATGGCGGTTTATCGACCTTGCACCTATACGCGGGCGCAATGGCGGTACCTACATCTTCACTCGCAAGAACCCATACATGGAACCGTTCAAGCGATGGACAATGAGCATGCGTGCACGCGTGCGCGTAGCGATTGCCCGCCAAGTCAAGCGATGGGCATACGAAGAATTGCGAGAAGTGCTAATCCTGCAACGCGAGCGATTGCACCTAAACCCTCGCCCCGTCAAGGTTGGTAGTACGGGTGCAACTTTTAGTGCGCTTACTGGTAGTCAGTTGACGCTAAGCGGAGACAAAATGTAAGTACCTGACATTTCTCCGGCACACCGCCAATTGCGCCTTCTCCACCATGCCTAGAATACGCTCAGCAGCAGCAACAGAGCAATGGGCAATGTGCGCAATGCGAACCGCGAAAGACTGCCGGAAAATAGCAGTTGACAGCGCAGTGTAAATGTCTTACATTTAGGGAGTCAGGGAAACAACCCAAGGACACAGACGAAAGAGAGACAGTGCCACATGATCGCAACGGATTGGAACAATGTTCATAGTGTCACATGTACGCTAGTGCGGGATCATTCAGACGATTGTGGAACCAAGGTTGAAATGAACAAGTATGTTGCAATCAGCCTGAGCGTTTCCCACGATCATATCGCCCGCATCCACAAGGCAGGATGTGGCGATATTGCCAAGGACCTTCGCAGTGGGATGGCTGAAAACATCACTGCTGAGAATGGTGCAGATGCTGCACGCAAGTACATTGCAGGCGAATTGGCTGAAATGGGCTATAGCGTTCTTGATGTCAAGGTTATCAACTGCGCCAAGTAAGAAAGGATAAGGTATCGCAACATACTTGACAGGCAACATACGGAAGTTGTAAGGTACTTACATCAGAGAAACAGAGACAGTGCCAGCCAGAGCAACTAAGCATCTGGCGCACTGTCTCCAATCTGAAAAGGATAGAGACTGTGACAGAGAACACAGAAACCGCCATTACGGGCGAGGTTATCAATACCGACGAAGGCTCGCTTGCTGTCAAGATGGCGCTTTTGAAGGAAAACGAGACTGTTGTAAAGCGCAACTGGAAGGCTGCGACTGAGAAGGCAGGAAACGTTTACAAGGCACTGACCATCATTCACACGCATGGTCTGTGGAAGTTGCACAAGGACAAGAAGGGCAAGCGTCTTTACACCGCGTTTGACGCCTACCTGTTTGGCGAATTTGGTTGGGAATTGTCCCGCGTTCGCGCGCTTCAAATTATCAAGGCTACCCGTGCTGAGATGATTGAAGCGGGCGAATTGCCTGAGTCTGCTGCGGCACCGCGTAAGCGCACTGCGCCTGAGGTTACCGCAGAGCGTGCCGCTAAGGTTACTGCTGAGCAGTTGGAGAAGGTGCTAGACGCCTTTGAGACTCGCGTGCAGAACATTGATGAAGGCGACCCTGATAGGGCAGATGTTGTGCGCATCTTCAATGATGTTCAGGACATTCTGGACAGTGCCATCCTTGACCTTCGGGACCTTGTGTCGCGCATCGAAACTGAGAGCAACACAGAGGCTACAGACGAGGATACAGACGAG